TTCAAGCAGCAGTTCAAGCAGCAGTTCAAACAGTGGAGGTTATAGTTACTAATGGCTATAGAAAACCAAAATGACGTTCCTTTGCCAGGCGACGGCGAAGAGAGAAGACGTAGCTCAGACTTATTACCTCGCTATTTTAGAACAACCGCAAATGTAAACTTTTTACAAGCAACAATGGACCAATTAATACAGCCGGGTGTTGCTGAAAAACTTAATTCTTATTTTGGAAGAAAAAATGCAAAAGCATTTCTTGCAGGAGACAACTATACAGGCGATGTAAGCAAGCAAAGAGAAAATTATCAGTTTGAACCAGCAATGGTTATCAAAGACGAATTAGATAATGTTACTTTCTATAAAGACTATAATGACATAACAAACCAAATTTCTGTATTTGGCGGCGATGTTAGAAATCATAGTTCTCTTTATTCTCAAGACTATCATCCTTGGAATCCACATATTGATTGGGATAAGTTTGTAAACTTCCGTGAGTATTATTGGTTACCAACCGGTCCGCAAGTTGTTGATGTTTTAGGTCAAGAACAAGGTATCCAAAGTACATATAAAGTTACTCTTGCCGATCAAGGAGATAATGTTTCATATATCTTTACTCCAGACGGACTTACAGCAAATCCGAAGTTAACGCTTTACAGAGGACAAACATATAGATTTGAAATAAACACACCCGGTCATCCTATGGCAATTGCATTGTCAAGATCTTTTACTCCTGGTAACTCTGTTATAACTGCCACAAGAGAAGGAGTTAGAGGAGAAGGATTATTTGACGCAAGTTTATTTGGTGATAGTTACGATGTAGGCGAATTTATTATTTTACCTCAAGAAGGTGGAATAGAAGTTGGTGATGATATAAACACAAGCGAATTATATCCAGACGGCATTACAAAATTCGACGAGGAAGGTATTGAAATTGCAAATGTTTATGTCGAAGAAGGCACAATAGAGTTTACCATTCCTTTAAATTCACCTGACTATCTTTTCTATATAAGTAAAAATGATTTACAAACCAGTGGTCAAATAAGAATATACGACATTGAAGAAAACACAGCAATCAATGTTGAAGCAGAAATTTTAGGGAAAAAAGAATACACAAGTTCAAATGGTATAAAATTTACTAATGGACTTAAAGTACAGTTTTCTGGAAAAGTAACTCCTGAAAAATATGCAGAAGGTTCTTACTATGTCGAAGGTGTAGGCGATGAGATTAAGTTAGTTAGAGACCGAGACTTAATTCTTCCTTCTGCGTACTCTACCGACCAGCCTGTGCTGTTTGATAGTGAAGGGTTTGATAGATTGCCTTTTGCAAATCAAAGTAGTTATGCAGGTGAAAAAGATTATATTGTTATTAATAGAGCAAGCCCTGATAAAAACCCTTGGGCAAGATATAATAGATGGTTCCATAAGGATGTAATACAGTATGCAGCAGAAGTCAATGGCCAAGTTAGTAATGTAGACCAAAGTGCAAGAGCTAAAAGACCTATTATTGAATTTGAAGCCGGACTAAAACTTTTTAACAATGGTGTATTTGCAAAAAACGATATTGATTTAATAGATGATTATACAGAAGATGTATTTTCAACAATTGAAGGTCAGCTCGGTTATAATGTAGACGGTGTTACCCTTGCAGATGGTATGCGAGTTTTGTTTACAGCAGACAAGGACATACTAGTTAATGGTAAAATATATGAAGTAAAATATATCACAGTAGGAAACAGAAGACAGCTAACACTCCAAGAAGCAGTTGATACTTTACCACAAGAATTAGAAACCGTTCTTATTACAAAAGGTGACAAGTATGCCGGTACTTTATTTCATTATACTGGAACTGAATGGAAAAAGTCTCAAGAAAAAACAAGTACAAATATAGAACCAAAATTTGATTTGTTTGATAGTAAAGGCAACAGCTTTGGAGATCAATTAGTCTACGAAGCAAATAACTTTACTGGCACAAAATTATTCAGTTATGCTAGAGGAGACGGAACAGTCGATAATGAACTAGGATTTTCGTTAACTTATCAATCAATTGAAAATTCAGGAGATATAGTATTTGACTTTAATCTATTAACAGACAGTTTTGTGTATCAAGATGAAGAAGGATTTTATACAGTTTCTACTGATACTGCATTTTTGAAAAAATATAATGCAAATAGATCTTATGTTTATGAAAACAGTTGGACTAATGAGCCTGTTAAAATGCAACAAAAAATTATTAGACAATATATTAGTACAATTGGTCAGTCAAATAATTTTGAAGTTGATGTTGTTGATAATGCTGCAAACATACAAGATTTAAGAGTAGCAGTTTATGTTAATAAAAAATTAAAATTCGATTTAGTAGACTACGAACTAGATAGATTTAATTCTCGGTTGTTTGTAAGATTTTATAATGAGTTGGCAGAAGATGATGTAGTTGAATTAAGAATTAAAACTAAAACTACAAAAAATGATAACGGCTATTATGAATTTCCTTACAACCTAGAAAGAAACCCAAAGAACCAAGATATTACACAGTTTACTTTAGGCGAAGTCATTGACCATGTTGACTCTATGATCGAAGACATTATACCTTTTGTTGGCGGATATCCTGGTCCTAGTAATTTAAGAGATATTAAAAATATTAACAAATTTGGAAAAAGATTTGTTAAGCATACTGCTCCAATGAATCTTGCAGGATATCATTTAACAAGTAAAGAGTTTAATGTTATCAATGCAATTAAAAACTCAAAAAATGATTATGCAAAATTCAAAAGACAATTTTTACAAATTGCTGAAACATTGGGATATGATGGACCAATAAGAGAACATGTAAATAAAATTCTTTCAGAATTAAACAAAGACAAAACACCTTCTATGCCTTATTACTTTAGTGATATGGTTCCTATTGGTGCAAACAATGTCTTAACTTTTGAAGTTTTAGATCCTAGAAATCCTTATTATGCTTTAACACAACCTTTTGATCCGAAAGAGTTAACAAACAAATCAGTTCAAGTTTATTTAAACGGAAATTTGCTTTTAATAACTGAAGATTATACATTTGACGAAAATGGATTTGTATTAGTAGATGCAGGACAAAGAATCGGCGACACAATTGAAGTTATTGAGTGGGAGTCAACTGACGGTGCATATATTCCTCCTACTCCTACAAAACTAGGGTTGTATCCGGTATACAAACCAGAGATATTTGTAGACGACACTTATTTAGAACCTACTAAAGTAATTCAAGGTCATGACGGATCTATTGTTGTAGCATTTGATGATTTTCGAGATCAATTATTATTAGAACTAGAACGTAGAATTTTTAATAATATTAAACTTGGCTATAACAAAGAAATTTTTGATCTTACTGATTATCTACCAGGTACTTATAGAGATACAGGTATCCAACTAGAAAGTCTTAATAATGCACTTTTAAGTGACTTTGTTGAATGGCAGCAATTGGTAGATTCTGATTATACAGAAAACGAATTTTATAGCAGAGACAACCAGTTAACATTTAACTACTCCCAGATGAACGATCCTGAAGGTAACTTACTTCCAGGATTTTGGCGTGGTGTATATAGAAAAGCATACGACACCGATCGCCCTCATTCACATCCTTGGGAAATGTTAGGTATAACAATTAAACCAGACTGGTGGGATAGCACATACGGTAAAGCACCTTACACTTTAGATAATTTAATATTGTGGGAAGATTTAAGCGAAGGGTTAATTAAAGAACCAGGCAACACTCGAAGAGATTGGCGATATGCAAGACCTAATTTATTAAAAAATATTCCAGTTGATAAAAATGGAAAAATTAGATCTCCACTATCTTCTAACTATGCAAAAAATTATATTGCAAGAAACACTAGAAATAAATTTGCATTTGGAGATGTTTCACCAACTGAAAGCGCATGGAGAAGAAGTAGCGAATATCCTTTTGCAATTATTAGAGCTTTGATACTTACAAAGCCAAATGAAATATTTGGTAAAGCATTTGATCTTTCTAGAATTGTAAAAAATATAGCCGGTCAAAAAGTATATAAAGATACTGGTAAATTTATTGAATTAAATAAGCTCACATTTGCAAATAGTTATAATCGTGCAGAAAGAAAAATTACAAGCGGCTTGGTTAATTATGTTTTTAACTATATTAGTGCTAATGTAGATTCTGTATATTCAGAATATAAAAACCAACTTACAACACTTACAAATCAAATGGGTTTTAAGATTGGCGGATTTAGTGATAAAAGTAAATTTAAATTGTTATTAGACAGCAGAACTCCTTATAATCAAGGTAATGTTTTTGTACCTGAAGAAAATTATAAAATATTCTTTAATACAAGTTCTCCGGTAGCTAATCAAATTTATAGTGCTGTAACAGTTGAAAAGGTTACAGGCGGATACCGTGTAAGAGGTTATGCATTTGAAAACCCTTATTTTCCTTATTACCAATATATTGAAAGCAATTCGGACAATGTAATTATTGTAGGAGGTGTTAGCGAAACATTCCAAACTTGGTCACCTGATACAAGATTTTTACAAGGTGTTGTTATTGAAAATGCAGGAATATATTATAGAACAACATCTGCATTTACAAGTGGTGCAGTTTTTACATTAGAAAATCTTGCTAAATTACCAGAGCTACCTACTACAGGTGGTAGAAGAGCAATTATAAGAAAAACCTTTAGAAAGGTTGAAAAACGTATAAACTACGGTACACAACTTAGAACCAGTCAAGAAGTAGTTGACTTTTTGTTAGGATACGGTCAGTACCTTGAAGACCAAGGTTTTGTATTTGACACTTATAATAACACAACTACAGATTTAGACGATTGGAAATACGCTTGTAAAGAATTTTTATTCTGGACTACACAAAATTGGGCAGCTGGCACAGCAATTAGTTTAAGCCCTGCTGCAAATGTTTTACAATTTAGAACTGATTATGCAGTTGTAGACAACTTGTTTGATAACTTCTATTCGTATAGTATATTAGATGCAGATGCAAGACAGATTGATAAATCATTTGATCATACAATTAGACAGCAAAATAGTTTTGGTCTAGTTCTAAAAAATACAGATCAGGGTATATATCAAGCACAGTTGCCATTAGTACAAAAAGAACACGTATGTTTATTAGATAATCAAACCCAATTTGGTGATGTGATTTACCAACCATCGACCGGATACAGACAAGAGCGCATAAAAGTTTTAGGTTATAGATCTGATAATTGGACTGGTGGATTAGATATTCCAGGATTTGTATATGATGATATTGACATTACCGTATGGGAACCCTATAAAGATTATACAATTGGCGACCTTGTCAAGCATAAAGAATTTTATTATGTAGCATTATATAATATTCCAGGCGAAGAAACATTTAACAATAATGTTTGGCAGCGTCTTGCTGAAAAACCCGAATCACAACTAATGGTCAACTTTGATTATAAAATTAATCAGTTTGCAGATTTTTATGATTTAGATAGTGATAATTTTGATATAGGACAACAAAAATTAGCACAACACTTGATCGGTTATCAACCGAGGAATTATCTTGCAAATATTGTCAATGATGATGTAAGCCAATTTAAATTTTATCAAGGTATGATTGCTGATAAAGGTACATTGAATAGTTTAACTAAACTGTTTGATGCACTTAATAGTGCTGACAAAGATAGTTTAGAGTTTTTTGAAGAATGGGCAATTGAGCTAGGACAGTACGGTGCTACTGACAAATATAAAGACGTTGATTTTATACTAGACGAAGAAAAGTTTAGAATTAATCCACAACCTATTGAACTAGTAGATATTAAAGATGCATCTCGCATTGATAACGTTATTGAAATACAACCTTACGAAGTATATTCTAAAGCAGATGATTACCAGTCAAAAATCTTTCCAAAAGTTGCAGATGTAAAAGAATTTATTAAATCTGCAGGATATGTAAGAGTTGAGGATATCAAGTATCGTATTCAAGACAAAGACGAGTTTCTTGACGTTACAACAGATCAAGTTATTATAGGTGATTATGTTTGGGTAACAGACGACAATCAATCATGGAATGTTTATCAATTAGTTGATACACCGTATAATGCTTTAAGTATAGTTGTTGAAGACGAAGGTGCGGACGCTATTGAAGCAAGTTCTTCACCTTTTGCTAGAGTAACACTTTCTAAATACGTAAGTAACGACCTAGAAGTAGGAGATGTAGTAGGTGTTTACAATGCAGGAGCAATTGGATTAGATTATTTCTGCTATGTAGCAGAAATAGATGCAAAAGATATTGTTTTAGAATTGCCTGAAGGTTTAGAAATTACACCAACAGAAGAAGAAGTTAATCTATTAGTTGCAAAGTTTAGAAGTGTAAGGGTTTCAAACACACAAGAATTAAACACACTAATCGAAACTTACAAATCACCGAATCAAAAAATATGGATTGATAAACTAGGTGAAAGTTGGAGTGTAATACAAAACTCGCAAAACTATTTCGAGCAACAGGTATTGTTTAACCCAACACCGATTTCAGAAAACTATGAAAAGTACGGAACTTCGATTGCTGTAAGTGATGACAATAGAAATTTTGCAGCAGCAGCGCCTGATGACAATGACGGTAAAGTACATCTTTACAAACGTAGTATTGAAACTAATAACTTAGTACTAGGACAGTCGTTAGTTCCACCAGATGATATTAGAATTACTGACGTTACGTTAACTCTTGGAGTTCCTGTGAATCTTGCAGTAGATGAACAAATTAAACAAGGTAGTGCGATAGGTACAGTAGTAGAACAAGTCAATGCTGGCACCGAAATAAAATTAGGTGATGTGTTTGGTGTCTTTACAACCGGCAACGGGGATCTTATAAAAATAAATGGCGGTGTTGAAACTAGTCTTGGCGCTGGCACAGAGCCAGTTGATGTTGCAGTGAGTCAAAGAGCTATAAACTTTGGTAAAAGTGTTGCAGTATCTCCAGACGGGCTATATCTAGCAGTTGGCGTTCCAAATGCAGAAGAAATTAAAACAAGGTACAAAGGAGATTTTGATCCTTTTGTAAATTACGGTAAGAATGATATTATCAATTTTAGAGAAAGTCTATACAAAGCTAATAGGGAAATTATTCCAGCATCTGCTGCAACAACATACAATACATTTAACAGTTATAAAGATATTGCAAGTGCCCCTGATGCAGATAGCACACTAATAACACTATTATTAACAGGTAATCCTGGACTTTCAGGAAAGCCAACGGACCACTTTTTATTAAGAGCCCCGTTTGAAGCATATCTTGCTACCGAACCTGGAGACCAAGTAGGTGTTACTTGGAATAGATATTCTAACAGTAACCCTACACTAAATGCATATTTTCCTTGGGATGGCGACAGCGGTGCCTTAACGTATGATGTAATTACAGATACACATACAATTGTTGAAAAAATTGACTTAGTATTATACGTAGATACATTTATTAATACACCGCAAGTCGGCGATTTCATTACAACACCTACCGGTAGCGGACAACTATATTATATTGGTATACAAGACGACAGTTGTGTAATGTATTTGACACGGGTTAACGGTGTTTTTGATAATACCGGTACTGCTTATGTAAATGATAGAGATTCAATGGGCATTTATCAAATACTTGCTGATAATATAATTGACGGGCTAGGCGGCTTCTGGTATTTTAATGTTTATTCTGATAATGAAAAAACAGTTCCTTTAACGTACTTGAATGGTTCTACATGGCTTGATACAGGTACTGGTGTGATTTACAATGATATTAAAATTGCTTCAGACAACAGACAGATTAATGAATATTTTAACTTACAAAACCTAATCAGTACAATAGGATCTTATACAGGACAGCAAGATCAAGCAGGTCAAATACTCAATTTAACTTATTGGGGCGACAACGGTAACTTACCTGTTAAACAAGAATTTTCAACAGATTTATTTGCTGTTAGGATGAGCAAGGAATACCAAAGTAAAATTACTGATGAAAACGGAGCTGTTCTTTTAGATCCAGTTACCGGAGATAATATTGAAGTAAGATTAAATTTATATGATTTAAATGATTATGTTATTGACACAGATGCTGCTGGATTTACATTTGAACAACTTAACAAAAAACACGAAGTTGTTGAAATATGGGACGGATATATAGATTTTGAATTTACAGAGTTTATTGGCGATGATCCGTATGAACCACTAGTTGGATCAATAATTACAGACATACAAACACCGTTTGATGAATTCGGCGGCCTAAGTTTAATTAAAAGAACAACTAGTAGAGCAGAAGTAGTTAGGTATCAAAGAGACGGATTTTCTGTAAGGGTATTCCTTAGAAATATAGAAGGTGATTGGTCGCAGTTAAACAACATTGCAAGATATGAAATCAGAAGAGAACCAGATCCTGTACTATTTCCTGGAGAGCCTGCAAGGGTCATGGGACGGATTTCTAGTGTTGAGCAGGATATTGCACTAGGAACTGACCTTATTGGTGGATTATTAATTTTTAGAAACGCAGACGGAAACTTGCCTTTGCGTAGAGGCGCACAATTATTACCTAGCTGGCAATACAGTAAAATTGTCGATGAAGAATATTGGTTCTATGACGAAGAGCTTAAACTAGGTGCTGATGTTCCGGCTAACTATCCTGATTATTATAACAGAGACTATACACAAGTATATTCAGTAACTGTAGACGATTTCGGTGATGTTAAGTACGACAACGAAGGTGTTATAAGTATTTTCAAGTCAAACGGCAGAAGCGGCTATTCATATGTAAACAGTTTTGTTAGTGAACGTGCTGCAACTAATAAAGAATACGGAACCAAAATTAAAATGGTCCAAGACGGCTTAGATTATACTTTATTTGTAAGTTCTACAGGCGACACTGGACAACTTGAAATTATTAAACACGGTGTTCCCAAAGATAAATTAGAAAATTTCTTCGGAGAATGGGGACCTATAAACGAATTCGAAGCAGGTACAATAGTTGAAAATAATGGCGAGTATTACGAAGCACGTAGATTTGTTCCACAAGAAGAAATACCGATTGATGTTTCTAATACAACTTATTGGAATAGAATAAGTTGGCGTTACGGTAAAGACGGTGACTACAAAGGATTGTTTGCTAATGATCCGTTCTTAGATTATTCACCGGGAGAAATTGTAAAATATGCTGACCCTGACGATGATAGTACTCTTAAACTATATAAAGCAATAACAAGAGTTGACGGAACACAACCGTTTAACTCTAGAGATTGGGAAGTAGTTACAAGTGGTGAAGATTATTTAGGATACCTTCCAAACAATAGTGGCACACTGTATGAAAATGAATTTGTGTTTAGTCCTAAATGGCCGCTTACACAATTTGCTAAAAACTTTGATGTAAGCAAAGATGGTAAAACGCTTGTTGTACTAAACGAGCATAAAGTTGAAGTTAAAGTAAAAGCAATTGATACTGACAACGACACAATTGTTCTTAGCGATGATTCGAGCACAGCGTGGATGTCAATAGGTATGCCGATACGCATTAGAATACCTGCTGCTATTGATAGTGCAGGAGCAGCAGCACAAGTTGGGCTTTCTGAAGGTGTTACATATTATGTACACAGCATATTAAACGATAAAGAATTTAGAATTGCAAACAATTATTTCAACGATGACGCCGGTGGTATTGATCCGACTCTTAATGTAGATACTCCGGATAGTACTTGGGAATATCTTGCACTAGACGAATACGGAGAAGGATTTTATATTACTGACTTTACAGTGAGCGACACTATTACTTCGATAGGCATATACAAATTAGACGGTAACAAGTATATGTTTAAGCAAATAATAGAAGATACAAGCAGTAAAGACGGTATCTATCATGACATTGCTATTAGCGACGACGGCAAGTTCCTTGCAATAAGTGAACCTTTTAATGATAGTAAAAATATTGATCAAGGCAGGGTATTAGTTTATAAAGAAAATGCTCAAGGTCAGTTTACAGATCCAGTAATACTTTACAGTCCAAACAATGAACAATCTGAATTATTTGGTTATAATATAGACTTCAGTCAAAATGAACTAGTAATAACAAGTAAGAACGGTGACATAGTTTCTCCGACTACATTTGACGGTACAAGTTTAGGCAACACAGAAACTGTTACTTCTTTTGACTCTGGGTTTACAACCTTTAATAATATTAATATTAATAGTGGTGCTGTATTTGTATTTGAAAACCTAAATGACGAATTTGTTTTTGCAGAAAGATTTAGTTATGCAGGAGAAACTGAAACATTTGGTGAAATACTTTTAATTAATGATAATCATACTTACGTAGGTATGCCTAGAATAACAAAAGAAACTTATGAAGGCGAAATAATAGATTATAGAAAACCGTTCAATAAGTCAGCTTGGAATATAATAAGAGAACCGGTGGATACTGTTGATATTAGTAAAATAGAAGGTGCCTTCTTATACAATAAAAAAACAAATACAAAACTAACTGATTTAGATTTTGTAGATATTATACAAGGAAAGTTTCCTGGTGTTGCCGAAGAAGAAATAGATTACAAAACACCTTGGGATCCAGCACGTTATAATGTTACACCGATAGCAGGTATGTTTGATGAAGCCGACCCTTGGGGTCCGTCACATGTAGGCGAAGTTTGGTATGATATTAGTAGAACGAAATTTATCAACGCTTATCAAGGTGACAGTGTACATCAAGTTAATAACTTTAATAAATTAATGCCGGGATACGAAGTAGTAGTTTACGAATGGGTAGAAAGTGATTATATTCCGAGTGCATGGGATGATCTTAGCGGAACTGATGCAGGTATTGCAGTAAACGTAAGCGGACAGTCTGCATATGCAGATGCACAATACACACAAGTTATTAACTATGACGAAACTACACAAACTTTTGGAAGCAAGTTTTACTTCTGGGTAAGAAATAAAACAGATGTTCCTGTTAATAAATCAAGAATACTATCTGTAAATGATTTAGCTAGAATTATATCCGATCCTGCAGGCTCGGGTTATAGACATTTGGCAATACACGCTCAAGATAGATTTATAGTTCATAATGTTGATAGTTTCTTAAATGATAAAAATGTTGTGCTTAACGTTAAATGGCTCAACAATGAAAATGCTGAACAAAATATTCACACACAATATCAAATTATGAGTGACGGCTTAGCAACAAGCGTTCTAAATGAAGAAACTGAGCGTAAATGGTTTGATAGTTTAATAGGATATGACGAACAATCTAGGCAAGTTCCGGATCCGAATTTACCAGTTAAATTAAAATATGGTAATAGATTTTCTCCTAGACAGGGAATGTTTGTTAACAAGACAGAAGCATTAAAGCAAGTAATAGAAAGAATTAATCTAGTTCTTATAGAAAAACTTATTGTTGATGATTTTAATTTATCGCCGTTAACATCGGCCCAAGTAAAACCAAGTAAGTTTACAAATTTGTATGATTATGAAATTGATACTTTAGAAGAATTAAGATTTATCGGTACAAGTAAAGTTACCCAAGCACAGCTAACACCTATTGTTAGCAACGGTAAAATTACTAGAGTGGAAATTATAGACGCAGGCAGAGGGTATAAAGACATTAACTTTGATCCAGAAACTGATACTGTTAGAAAAGGTCCTACAGTTGAAATAGTAGGACAAGGATCGGGTGCAGAATTACAAACATATATTAATAATCTTGGACAAGTTACTAGTGTTGAAATTATAAGTCAAGGCGAAAACTATACTGACACAACTAGATTAATTGTAAGACGTTTAAGTGTTCTTGTAAATGCAGATAGCTCGGTTTACGGAAAATGGTCGATTTATGACTGGGATAATACTTCTAGCGAATGGTTTAGAAAACGTGTACAAGAGTTCGATACAAAACTTTTCTGGGATTATGCAGATTGGTATGCTGACGGGTATAATGCATTTACAGATATAAATGACAAACTAGAAGGAACATACCAATTATATGGACTAGATAATAATTTAGGTGATATTGTAAAAATTAATAGCGTTGGTTCAGGCGGATGGCTTCTTCTAAGAAAAATCGATAACCAAGATACAGAAGATTTTACAATCAATTATGAAACTGTAGGTAGACAAAACGGTACTATACAGTTTAAAGAATCACTTTATGATTTATTGAATAACAGCATTGGTTTTGATACTAGAAGTTTTGATAGTTATTTTTATGATAATCAGCCTATTAAAGAATTAAGAATAATACTTGATACAATTAGAGATAATATTTTTGTAGACGAATTGGCTGTAGAATATAATAAACTTTGGTTTGCAAGTTTGCGTTATGTTTTCTCAGAACAAAGTTATGTTGATTGGGCATTTAAAACAAGTTTTGTAAAAGCAAAACATAATCTAGGAATATTAGAACAAGATATTACATTTAATAATGATACACTTCCTAGTTATGAAGCATATATTGAAGAAACTAAACCTTATAGATCATCTATCAGAGAATATGTAAGCGATTATGAAGCATTAGACGAAACACAAAGTAAAATTACTGATTTTGATCTTGCTCCTTACTATGACACAGTTAAAAAAGGAATTAATGTTGCAGATGTAGTTGTTAAAAATGATGTTCTTGTAACTGATAATGATAAAATAAATCAATTGCCTCGAAGAGACTTTAGAGATAATGTAGGGTATGAAGTTACAGAAATTAGAATAGCAAATCCTGGTAGTAAATTTACATTTACTCCTAAAGTTTACATTGAAGGCGGCGGCGGAACAGGCGCTACAGCACAAGCATACTTAGGCAGAGGTTCTATTACAAAGATAGAAGTTACAAATCCAGGTTCTGGATATTTGTCAGCACCTACTATAAGAATTGTAGGATCTCAAGCTGAAGACGGAGAAGCAGCAAGTGCAAGTGTTATTATAGGAAACAGCAAAGTTAGAACTGCACACATGAGAGTGAAGTTTGATAGAACCTCAGGAAACATGTATATTTTAAATCTAGATAGTGTTGAAACATTTGTTGGAACTGGTTCTAGAACAGTATATAATTTAGAATGGCCTATTGCTAATGACAACAGAAAAATTAAAATTTTCGTAGACGGCGTTCAATTACTTAGAAGCGAATTTACATATTATAATAGAGTTAACAGCAATACAGGATACGAAAGAACACAAGGTGTTATTGAATTTACAACACCTCCAGTACTGAATGCTGTAATAACTGTAGAATATGATAAGAGCGTAGACATGCTTCATGCTCAAGACAGGATTAACTTTTTCTACAATCCAGAAACAGGCATGCTAGGAAAAGAATTAGGTCAGCTGATGGACGGCGTCGACTACGGCGGCGTACAAGTTAGAAGTTTTGAATTTACTGGACCTAGCGGTTGGGACAGTGATGTTTGGTATTCTACTACTTGGGATTCGTATGTAAACACATTTGAAGACGAAGTCTTTGTATTTGATGGGTCAACAGTAAGTATAAGATTAAGTACTCCGTTAGAAAATGGTGTTAATTATAATGTTTATATTCGTTTGCTTGGAGAAACAGAATATACAAGAATTGACGGACAGACATTAGATAGTAGCAATACTGAATACGACGGTCCTTGGATAGAAACAATAATTGGTGACGGTGTAACACAAGATATATTCTTAGACGAATTAGGAATAATTGTAAAAGACGGCGACAGTATTATTATAAGAAAAGAAACTAGTGATGGCAGCTTTGAGCCAGATGAACTTTCTTACGATACAGCATTAAGCGGTGGAGATCTACAGTATCAAACTGCTAAAGGTATTGCAGCAGAAGAAATTATTATCGACGGTGATGGCTTTGTTACACCTATGACAAGTAAAGGTCCTGAAGAACTAGTACCTGGACAATTAGTTGATAGTTTAGATATAAAAGTATTTGAAAGAGAAACAGACGGTCAAGGATTAATATACGTCCAAACATTTGTATTAGGTGAAGATGATCACGAGTTTGATTTAAAAATTATTCCTGCAAGTGCAGAATCTGTAATTGTTAAACTTGACGATCAAGTACTAGGGCAAGATCAATACAATATTGATTGGGCAACTAATAAATTGTCCTTTAATAGTCCAGATCTTGTTGCTAATCAAGTATTAAGTATTATTGCTGTTGGAAAGGGACAAAAACAAATCCTAGACACCGGCCGAACTGTTGCTGGATTTGAACAAAGTGATTATCTAACTTCTGTGAAATTCCAAGAAAACATGTCGCTGTATGTTACACTTAACGGTGTTCCAGCAGAAGCAATTCTAGTAGAAGCAGACGACAGTTATCCTAACTTTGGGGGAAATACTCTTGTAAGATTTGTTACAGATCCCGATGAAGGAGATGTAATAGACTATATTATCTTCTCCGCAGATGAAGAATTAAATTATAGCCAAATGGCAAGATCGGAATTTAAAGGTGACGGAAGTACAAATACATTTGAGTTACCTGTAACTCCACTTTATCAAACACCTCCAGAATACAAAATGCTTGTAAGAGTAGGAAACAAAATATTAAATCCTGGATATAATGCAGAATATGTTGTTCCTGAATCTAGACAAAGACAGTATCAAATTGAGCTGTTCCAAAAACCAGCAAGTAGCATTACTAATGTTGAAAATACCGTTAAACCTTATATTAACGGACAGCCTATTACATTCCCGCAACAGTGGACATTTGATAGTGCTAATAGTATTATTGAATTGTTACCTGGCGTTGGACAACCTGGAGATGTACTAGAAGTTTATATAGTAGGAGACGGTGAATACACAATTGAAAATAATCAAATATCTTTTGTAGATACACCAGGGTACGATGTTCCGATTGAGATAATAACATTTACAAATCATAATATCTTACAATCAGAAAGAATAAGTTATGATGTTGCAGCTAGAAGTACGCTTACAACAGGTTCGAAAGAATACTCAACATATCATAGACTTACAACAGGTGAAATACTGTTGCGTAAGCCTGTAATCGATGCACAGTTTGTTTGGGTAAGTGTAAACGGCGAATTGTTAATACCTAGCTTAGATTACTACGTTACTGACGACGGAACACGAGTTCGTATAGAAAGAAAGCTAAACGAAAACGATGTTGTTGATGTACTAAGTTTCTCAGCACCTTTGGCTACTGAAAGATTTGCATTTAGACAGTTTAAAGATATGCTTAATAGAACACACTTTAAACGTATTGATCAAAGCGAAGTTGAACTTACACAAGATCTAAACTATTATGATCTAAGAATTGAAGTAACTAATGGTGACTTGTTATCTGAACCAAACAAAGCTCAAAACTTACCAGGGATTATTTGGATAAACAAAGAACGTATCGAATATCTTGTTAAAGAAGGTAATACACTGCGCCAGCTACGTAGAGGTACACTAGGTACAAGTGTAAACGAAAGTGTAGCAGCAGGAACAAAAGTCTATGACCAAGGCGCAAACAAAAATGTTCCTTACACAGATGAAACTATAACTAAGATATATACTACAGACGGCAGTACAAGAATTATAGATTTAGATTTTGATCCAAGTACTTTTGCAGCTACATATAACACTGCACATGATCTTGAAATTAATCCGGAAGAATTTTTTGATGTATTCTATGAAGGCAGACGTTTAAGAAAGAATAGTATAGATAAGTTTAATCCTACCTTAGCATTAGATAGTGTAGACGGTGATGAAGTATTACCACCTGAATTTAGTGTCAACGGTAACATATTAACTATAAATGTACCTAATCCTGATACAGGATTGTACGAAGAAAATTACATACCTCCTGCAAATAAGCAGGTATTTGTAATAAGAAAACACGGCAAAGTTTGGAATGATCCAGATACAGCATTAAGCAAGAGCAACAATAATATCGCTAATTTCTTGCGTAGCGGCAGCATAAAGTTTATTGAATAAATACATTGTAGGAAACAGAAAATGACTGATAAAATAAACGATAAAAACGGTGTGCTTTTACAAGGACACATAAAGATTAGTGATCCAGAAACTGGAAAAGTTCTGGTGAATAAACGAAATGCAATACACTATGAAAACATGAGTATTGCATTAGCAGAAAGCATAACCAATGCAGGACAAGGTTTTATCTATGAAATGAGTTTTGGTAACGGCGGTACTAGTGTTGATCCTACAGGCATTATTACATACCTCACTCCAAACTCTACAGGAACAAATGCAAGTTTATACAACCAAACGTATACAAAAGTAGTAGATGATAGATCAGTCAACAATACAGATCCTGCAAGAAATAAACTAGAAACAAGACACGTAAGTGGTACAAATTATACAGATGTAGTTGTAAGTTGTTTGTTAGACTACGGTGAACCAGACGGACAGGATGCATTTGATACTGCAAACGACTTAACAAACAATTATATTTTTGATGAACTAGGACTAAGAGCATACGATCCTAGCGGCTCAGGAAGGTTGCTAACACATGTAATTTTTCACCCTGTGCAGAAATCATTAAACAGATTGATTCAAATTGATTATACAGTTAGAATCCAGAGCTTGTCGGGTGTATAAGGAGCAGTAGATGGCATATACAGTAAGATACACCGACGAAGCAAATAAGGGCGTTATCCAAGTTGAAGATAACACAATTAACCAGGATACAAGTTTGCAGCTTCCTGGCAGATTTACAACAAACTACGGCGCTGCTATAGCAGAAGACTTACTGCATCTTTTAGAAAATTTTGCAAACAATACTTCACCGCTAAAACCGGTTGAAGGACAACTGTGGTACGACACAACGGAAGGTGTTGATCAACTAAAAATTTATGACGGAACAACATGGATTTCAGCGTCAGGTTTGAAGAAAAGTAATTTAGAACCTGCTGCTAGTAACTCTAATGCAGGCGACCTGTGGGTTGACATTGATAACCAACAGTTATACTTGTACACTGGTTCAAACTGGATCCTAGTTGGTCCTAGTTATTCGGACGGTCTTGTAACAGGTGCAACTCCGGTTACTCTTACAGGACAGGATAATATAGACTATACAGTATTGCGTATTGACATTAGAGACGTAACAGTTGCTATTATTAGTGACGCAGAATTTAGTCTAAAAACACAGATTTTTGGTTTTGATAGTGTATCTAAAGGTATAAATCTTGCAAATCCAAGTCTCAACGATGATTACCAGTTTGTAGGCCTTGCGTCAAGAGCAGCAGCATTAAAAGTTACTAACAGTCCGTTGACAGCATCAGGCATTGAAACAGTTAACGCAAATAACTTTTTAAGAGGCGATGCACCTTCTACAACAGACAGTCAAATGCGTATTAAAAACAACCAAGGTATACAAATTGGTGAAGGTGGCCAGCTAACATTTCAAGTTGAAGGCGAGGCAGGTATTATACAACACAACACGTCAGGTAGTAACATTGATGTACGTGTACGTAGTGGCTCTAGCACAAACACTGTTCTACGCATTGACAGTGACGGGTTTGTAGGCGTTAACAATACAGCTCCTGACGAAGCATTAGATGTTATTGGTAACATACAGGTTGCTAGTACTCCAGGAGATGCTGAAAATACTGGTAAAATTAAAGTAGAAAGCACTACAAATAGTTCTAGTATTGGAACAGGTAGTATTATTACAAAAGGTGGTATAGGTGTTGCATTAAACGCATATATAGGTGCTAACTTAGATGTTGGCGGTATATTATCAACTGGTAATATTGTTCCGGATATTAACGGCGGACGCAACGTAGGTAATAACCTAAATAGATATGACCAAATGTATGCTAATACATTCTTTGGAAACTTACAAGGTAATGTTTCTGGTACAGTTTCAGGTAAAGCAGGTTCGGCAGATAGACTTTCTAGTGCTACACAATTTGCTATGACCGGAGATGTAAGTGCATCAAGTTTTGCCTTTGACGGTAAAACAGGCGAAGGTACTAAAACGTTTGTTACAACTATTAGTAACGCATTTGTAAGTAATAAAGAAAGTATACAAAACGGTTTGCCGGGAGATGAGATTCTATTAAACAAAACGTCAGGCGACGGCCAAGGATTGTATAGAATTAGTAAACAAAACTTCTTAAAAACAATACCGTTAATACCAGCTGGTACAATTGTTCCGTTTGGAGGAACAACATTGCCAACTGGTTGGTTATTTTGTGACGGAAGTGAAATACGTAAATCAGAATTTAGCCAGTTGTTTTTAGCAATTGGATTTAATTTTAAAGATCCTGATCAGTTATCTGATAGTGGTGTTAACTTTTTTGCATTACCTGATTTAAGAGGTAGATTCCCGTTAGGCTTAGACCAAATGGGTATATCACCTAATGCTAACAGAGTAACAGGCCCAGGCGCAGCAGAAATTGGTAACAGTGCTGGTTCAGAAAACGTTACAATTGCTGTTGATAACTTACCAGAACACGAACACGATATGAGAGGTTCGGATAATGCACAGTATTATGCAGTTAGAGACAATGCAGGCGTTCCTGATGACCCACAAGCGATTCAGTTTGATGCTCCGCAAGGTACACTAGCTGGACAAGCTCTACCTTCAAGTGGTGGCGTAAAAACAACAGGAGTGTTAGGTACACCGATTGATACAATGAATCCGTACTTAGCAGTAAATTATATTATATACACTGGATAATAAAGATGAGTTATAAATTAAACAAAACTGACGGAACACTACTAGTAGACTTAATTGACGGACAGATAGACAATCAGTCCACAAATCTTATATTAGTTGGTAGAAACTATGAAGGTTTTGGAGAATTTATTAATGAAAACTTTATTAAAATGCTCGAAAACTTTTCAAACACATCTGCACCTAGTAATCCGTTACAGGGGCAACTATGGTGGGATACAAGCGATCAGCGTCTTATGGTGTATGACGGTGAAGTATGGAAAGCATCGGGTGGTCCGTTTGTACAACCAGAAGCACCAACAATGGTTGCAGGTGACCTTTGGATTAATAATCTAACAAACCAATTGTATTTTTATGACGGTACAGAACTTGTACTTGCAGGACCAATTTATAGTTCTTTGCAAAAAGAAACAGGATTTGAAGTTGATACTATTATTGACCAACAATCTCGTTCACGTACAGTTGCACTTTTAAAAGTTGGTGGTAACTTAGTAGGTGTGTTTAGTGATCTTGAATTTACTCCACAATATTCTGAGCGTATACAAGGACTAGTTACAGATGATAATCCAGACGGTATTATTAAAGAAGGCTTTAATATAATTGATGCTGCTAACTTTAAATTCCACGGCACTTCTACAAGTGCAAACGCACTTCTTACAGCAGACGGAGAAGTACGTACAGTTGAACAGTTCCTACCTTCAGAAGTTGACGCTGTTGCACAAGGTACAATCACAATTAACAACCAAGGTGGTTTGATCCTTGGTACTGCACCAAACGTTGCTCATAAGATTTTAGGCGGTAACTATTTTATTGAGAACCAAGTTACAGACAGTGATATTACTATTAGAACAAAAAGTAGTACACTAGACCTTGCAGTTGATAGTATCTATATAGATGCACAAAATAACAGAGTAGGTATTTTTAATAGTAATCCTGAGGCTATGTTACATATAGGTGGCAATGAAGGAATATATGACAATACACCTAAGGATGTTATTATTGAAGGCAATCTAACAGTACGTGGTACACAAACAGTTTTAGATAGCCAAACATTACGTGTTGAAGATATTAACATTGAATTAGGCCGTGGCGAAGACAGTGCCAACTTACCAGATGCACAAGTTGATGGCGGCGGCATTATATTATTAGCAGAAAACAGTAATAAAACACTAACATGGACAAGTGCTACAGATTCTTGGACAAGTTCGGAACATTTTGACTTAGTTTCGGGCAAGTCTTATAAAATTAACGGCGATGCAAAATTAAGTGCTAATAGATTAGAAAACGATATTATATATGCTGAAGGTTTGATTAGGATTGGCACACTCCAATATTTAAATGTTGATAATCTTAATTTCAACGGTAACACAATTACATCAAACGGGCAAAGTTTACGTGTAGACAGTGCTGGAACAATACTACTTAGAAACGTTTCGTTTGTTACTGACGGCCCTGGTACAAATGCACCTAACTACAACTTCTTTAGCAGTCCGCAAACTTATAAGTATCCAGTATCAATGGGGGTTAATTTACCTAATCCTAACCCTACAGACGATCCAGCAAGAATTACAAATACAGGTAAAGCACTAGTAACAGGTGCAGCTACACCTATTAGTAAAAATAGAGCAATTGCTCTTGGAGACGAAACAGTTGAAGATACTGACGATACGTTAGCAACTAAAGGTTATGTAGATTATGAAATTGAAACACAACCTATTGTGTTTAGTTTAGATATTACAAACTTAGATGACGTAGACATTTGTAATCACTTACAAGCAATGTTTCCTGCAGAAAAGAAAATTGCAGGAAGTTACGCATTTATTTCAACAACAACAGCAGCATCATCTGTTGCCAGTAATATTGATGTAGATGCAGTAAAAAATATTAGTTTTGTTGCTGTTGACAGTAACGGAACACAAAATGAATCAGTAATGCAAGACATTGCATTTTTCCCAGCTAGTGGTAATGTTGAAATTACTGTTAGCAGAGGACTAAAACGGTTTGAGGTAGTTGAAACTGGCGGAGTAAATATATGGGATCCGACAACAGTACAGAACCTTGATCCAGGAATATAAGAATTGCGATAAATAATATATAAAGCATTTAGGGGTAACAGAATGGCTTATCAAATAGATAGATATAACAACAGTATTCTAACTATAGTTGAAGATGGTACAGTTGATACAACAACTGACTTAAAATTCATTGGCAAAAACTATGCAGGATACGGTGAAATACAAAACGAAAATTTCTTGTTTTTGTTGGAAAACTTTAGCGGTGCTAATCCGCCACCAAGAGCAATTAGCGGTCAGTTGTGGTATGATAGTGCGAACAACAAATTAAAGTTTTATGACGGAAACAAATGGCGTACAACTGGCGGTGCAGAAATTTCAGCAACTAATCCAACTGGACTATCGCAAGGCGATTTTTGGTGGGATATTTCAAATAAACAATTATATGTTTATGATGGTACAAACTTTATACTAATTGGTCCACAAAACGCAGGCGAAGGTGTTACCCAAATGCGTAGCCGAGAAATTTTAGACACAAATGGTACTCCGCATACAATTATTGAAGGTGTTTTGTCAGACGAAACAATTACAATTACAAGTGCAACAGCATTTCAACTAGCTGAATCAAACCCAATTGCAGGATTTAGCAAGATCAAAAAAGGTATTACACTAGTGAACACCCCTGACACTGGTATTACTACAAGCGATCATGTATTTTGGGGAACTGCTTCTAATGCATCAAAGCTAGGAAACTCAGTTGCTACAGACTATATTAAAATTAATTCGCAAAACCAAGTTGATTTGCTAAATGTTTCAGTAGTAAAATTTGCAGATACAGGTTATACTGTAGGTGACAGTTTAGATCTTAAAGTTTACATCGAGTCAACAGCAGGTGCCTTACAAGGTGCTGGCATTATTGAACATGCAGTTGGCGCACAAAGTAAGATAGCATTTAAAACTACTGACGGTTCAAGTGCTTCTCAGCATGTCTTTACAGTCCAAAACGAAGGTCTTGTTCCTGCAACTGATAATTCAAAAGTATTAGGTACAGAACTAATTAAATGGTCAAATGTTTATGCTACAACCTTTACAGGTGAAGCTACAAAAGCAGCTACACTCAGAGGCGAAGGCGGAAACTTCCTTTCAGCAAGTTCTGCACAGAGTCCAGCAAGCGCACCTAACGGTACAATTGTTATAAGAACAAGCGATAACAAAATTAGAGCTGTAACGTTTGAAGGTAGAGCAACTGAAGCACAGTATGCTGACCTTGCTGAAAAATATACAACAGAAATTGAACACCCAGTTGGCACAGCAATGGCAGTTGGAGGCGAAGCAGAGACTCGCCCAGCTAAAGCAAGTGACATTTGTATAGGTGTTATATCAGAAAATCCAGCATACTTAATGAACTCAGCAGCCGAAGGGCAAGCAATAGGTCTTAAAGGGCGTGTACCTGTAAGAGTTAAAGGTGCAGTATCAAAAGGTCAACCTGTATACGCATGGGACGACGGTATTTGTACAACAATTGCTTCAACAGCACTAGTAGGTGTTGCACTTGAAAGTAATAGTGACGAGGGCGAAAAACTAGTAGAATGTGTACTAAAAGTATAATAGGAAAGTAAAATGGCAGTCGGTGATCTAATTACAGCAGCACGATTTAACAACTTGCAATCTCGTATTGCAACAATACAAGGTAACGGTAGTGGTTCGGACGGATACGGACAACAACTACAAAGTGCCCAAGCGTTAACTAGTGCTACAGTAACAGCACAAGACATGCAAGGTCTTTATATAGACATGAGTCGTGCAAGAACACACCAAACAGGAACTGTACCAGTTTCGATTGAATCTATAAATATTGGAGATCTTATCTTAGATGATGATACTTCGCCGTATGTAGAGAAAGCAGTTAGCGCATTTGAATCTCTTATGTTAGCAATTGAAGCAGACAGGTTTTTAATAAACGATTCACAAGCTACACTAGATGCAGGTATTACAAGCACAAGAACAACTGGATGGAGTGGTAATTTACAGCACGAAGTTGAAGTTACGTTTGATACAGCAGACAAAGCAAGACACTTTTTTAATAGCGGCGGTCAGCTAAGATTTTATAGTACACTATCAGGTGGCACAGAATTAAAAACAGATGACTGGCGCCTAATTTTAAATAACGCAGGTCAAGTACAGTTTAAGCATAATGAAACAAGCTCTAGCGGTACTGGTACTGCTTTTGCTATTGGTTTTTATAATTTAACAAATACATATCAGCTGATATTTGAAAAGGTTGGCAGTGATGTCAACGCAGCTTATGCAGAAAACAGATATACAATTGCTGCTAGAAAACAAAGTGATAGTATTATAAAGTTTTTGATATCTTTCAGAGACGAAGATACTGGTGATAGTCCGATTATTCCAGTTCCACCAGGCGGCATTGTTGGCGGTGTTGACGAAAGCGTAGACGGAACTTTAAAAAGTATTGTACAAATTTACAGAGCTACTGGACCTAGTGTAGAAGTAGACGCTCCTAACTTATTCAATTCGATTATACTATAAAATAAAATACGCATAAATAGTATAAATGAGTTCGTTACGGAGACAGCATGCCTACATCAATTCTAGCAACCAGGTTTAATTTACTTCAGGACAGAATCGCTGCTGTATACGGTGATCCTGCAAACTCGTCAAGTACTACTGGGTATGCTCAACCAATAAGAAGTAGTAATGTTGACCCTATTTCATATAGAACAGTGAATTGGAGTATTGTAGGCTCTGTTGCTAATGATGGAACTATTACAATAAACAGCCACGGGTTCCAAGACGGTGATTTGGTTCTTTATAGCAACGGCGGCAATGATGATGCATACAGACTAGAAGACGAGCAATACTACTATGTAAATCGTACTGGTGCAAACACATTTACACTACATAGTGATCTTCCTGTAAATTCTAGTACAAAAATCGCAGTAGCAGTTGGAGGTAGCACAGGAACTCATAGTTTATCGGAAGTACAAGGTAATAAAATTACAGCAGATCAATGGTCTCGCATATACCTTGATATTATGGCTGCTAGAGTACACCAAACAGGGACTAACCCACTAGCAGATTTTGAACCTGTTGCACAAGTTGATAAAGTTGAAGAACAAGTTATTACAGACTTAGAAACACTTATGACATCAGTAGAAGGAAACTTGTTTGCACAAGGCACAGGCCAATTTGAGTTAGATGATTTACGTGACGGTACTGGCACTACATTAAGCAAGCAAAGATTTTTAAACTGGAACGGTACACTAACACACGAGTTTACAGTTACATGGCAGAATGCAGCTGAAAGGCAAGGATATTTTAATGCCTCTGGAGAAATTAGATTCTTTGCAAGTATTACAGGCGGTTCAGGATTGAAAACAAATGACTGGAGAAGTTTATTATCTAACGCAGGCACAATTACTTTTAGCCGCACGGGAACAACAACTTCTGGATCTGCAACAGTCGCAGCTAATATAGGAAATTACAACGGACTTACTAGTAACTATAAAATTATAGCAAGCTATTCAGGTAGTGATTACGTGGATAACGAATGGGACATTGCTGTAAGAGAAATTAGTGCAACAGAACTTAGATTTAGAATAAGATTCCAAGACCTTGATAATCCACCGTCACAAGCCCCTTTCTTTGACATTGACGAAGATGTTACAGGTACACTTTCCTCTAGCGTTCAGCTTTTAAGACCTGCAGGAGAAATGACAATAGGTACAACAACTTACACTACTGTTGATATTGCTCCTGTAACAGGAACACTTTTACAGTCAATATAGTCTTGACAAAATCCTAAAATCGTTATATACTAGTGCAATAGACTGGAGGCTCTTATGGACGAACGGTTAGAAAAAGCACTTGACTTTAGTAACTTTATGGTTACTATGAATAACCAAAAACGACTTTTAAAAGAAAAATATTTCGAAGATCTTTTGTATTACACAAACGGTTGTCAGTTTTCTGTAACAAAAGAACTTATCACTTTTGTAGGACTGCTTGTAGACAAAGGGCTAGAAGAAGCAGTACTTACTGACGATAACGATATTCCAACAAATATTTCTGACTTAGAAAAATTTTACGATGACATTCTAGATGTTTACTTCACAGCATCTAATAACTATTTCGCAGAGTACGAAAAAATTAAATCAAATAGGTCGATGGAAAATTTAGTAGATTATGAGCAGTAAAGGTGTACTACTATTTGCAAGAAATAACGATCAAATTGATTATATCAAACAGGCGTATTTTTTAGCAAAACGAATAAGAAAATATTTAGGTGTACCAACGTCATTAGTTACAGATTCTCTTCACTACTTAGAAAGAGAGTTTGATACAGAAGTTTTTGACGAAGTAATTTCTATAGATCCTTGGTTAATAGACAACCACAGGACTTTTCATGACGGCGCACTAAGTGGTAGAAGAGCCCACTTTAAAAACCTTGGCAGATATAACGCATACGAATATTCTCCTTACGATGAAACTATTCTTATGGATACTGACTATGTTGTGTCTAATAGTTTGCTTAAAAATTGTTTTGGCAGTGTAAACGATTTTGCAATTTACAAAGATAGTATGGACATATCTAATGTACGCAATCCGAGAGAATTTAAGTATGTAAGTGATAGTAGTGTAGACTTTTACTGGGCAACAGTTGTTTATTTTAAAAAGACAGAAACAAACAAAAGATTTTTTGAATTAATTGCACACATACAAGACAACTATGAACACTATCGACGTGTTTATCAAATATCAAGTAAAATGTTCCGAAACGATTTTGCTTTTAGTATTGCTATACATATGATGAACGGGTTTCAACAAGGCGGATTTGTATCTCCGTTACCAGGTAAGTTGATGTATACTACTGACAAAGACATACTGTGGGATCTAGAAGAAGACAATATGCTTTTCCTAGTAGAAAAGGAAAAACATCTAGGAGAGTATACACCTTTACGTACAAGAGGTCAAAGCATACACGTAATGAATAAATTTAGTTTGGTTCGTCAAATAGATAAGGAGATGTCAAATGGATGATTTTGGCATTGTAATGCTTGCACAAAATAACGATGTTGATGATTATGTTTTACAAGCATGTGTAAATGCTATGAGTATTGCTACTACAAACCCGGGCATACCTGTAAGTTTGATTACAAATGATGAAGTTCCAGAAAAATATCATCGTTTCTTTGATCAAATTATAGAAATACCTTGGAATGATAGTGCTGAAGAAGAATCTTGGAAAATTAGCAATCGTTGGAAAATATATCATGTAACTCCTTATACTAGAACTTTGGTATTAGATACAGATATGCTTGTACTACAAGACATAGACAGTTGGATAAAGTTTTTAGAAAATTATGAAATGTATTTTGTAAGCAACGTCTACACATATCGTGGAGATAAGATTACAGATGATTATTACAGAAAAGCATTCACAGCAAATGAATTACCTAATTTGTATAGTGGATTTCATTACTTTAAGAAATGCGATTTTTCACACAAGTTTTATACATGGTTGGAACTAGTTGTAAACAACTGGGAATTCTTCTACGGACAATATGTAAAAGAACACTATCCAAAACGTTGTAGTATTGATGTAAGTGCAGCTATTGTTAGTAAGATACTAGATTGTGATACAGAAATTACAAATACAAGAGTGAAATTTCCAAGTTTCACACACATGAAACCAAGAATACAAGATTGGTACGAAGCAATAAACAAATGGCAAAACAGAATCAGTGTTTATATGGATGAAGATTGTAAACTTAAATTAGGTAATCACATACAAACTGGTATTTTGCATTATACAGAAAAGGACTTTATTGAAGGTGCTGTAATTAAAAGATATGAGGAATTATTAGATGTCTGAATTAAACTCGTTTTTAGATATGATACAAACATTGCAAGTGTCATCTAAAACATTTGTAGAATTTGATCCTGATACAGGAGAGCTTATCAGAGTAGGTAAAAAGGGCAACGAAGAAAATTCGTATGTCGAAGTTGAACCAAACGAAATTAAAGATATAATGTCTGGTGAAAAAACTATGACAGAATATAAAGTTATTTTTGATATTGGTTTAAAAGAATATGTGCTACGTGAGAAAGGTGATTTAGAAACTGAAAATGATCACGTATATAATACACTTTACGAAGTACCTTCTGACATCGATGAAGATTGTGATGTAACAATAATACAAGACAATAGAGAACAATGTTGGAGGATTAAGGTAAGTGATTCGTTAAGAACTTTTTTAAGATCAGAAGCAGTAAGTATTAACAGTAATATATTCTTTAGTATTACTGCAAAATTTGATCCAAATATTTTGTTTAGAGTTTTGCGTTTAAGTGTAAACGATCTAATTTACGATGACGAATATACTTTTCCTTTTGAATATAAGTTTGAAAAGATAAACGACAAAGTTAGTATCTATACAGCCAAATATTTTGATAGTTATAAACACGAGGTGCTAGTATGAGCAAAAAGTTCAAAGTAATTGACTATGATATTATCTATCTAAGTTACGATGAGCCAAATGCAGAAAAAAATTACGCAGATTTGTGTAGCAAAGTTCCGTGGGCAAAACGTGTACATGGTGTTAAAGGAAGTGATGCTGCACATAAAGCCTGTGCAGAACTTTCAGAAACAGACAGGTTTGTTACTGTTGACGGTGACAATCAAATCAATCCTGAATTCCTTGTACAAGAAATAGATTTTGAAGAACATGCTGATTTAGAACACAGTGTTATTAGCTGGTGTGGTAAGAATGTAATTAACGGTCTTATGTACGGCAACGGCGGACTTAAATGTTGGCCTAAAGAATATGTGTTAAACATGCGTACACATGAAAATGCTGATCCAGATAATCCACATGCACAAGTAGACTTTTGTTGGGATTTAAAATATATCCAACAAAACAGTTGTTATTCGTATGTATACAATAACGAGACACCGCAGCAAGCATGGAGAGCAGGATTCCGTGAGGGTGTTAAAATGGCACTTGATCAAGGTGTAAAACCTACACAAGAAGAATTCCTTAAAGGACACTGGAAAAATTTACATAGGTTGTGGATATGGCTTATGGTAGGTGCAGATGTCGATAACGGGCTATGGGCTATTTACGGAGCACGTCAGGGACTATACATGACAATGTGTACAGATTGGGATTATGTAAATGTACGTGACTTTGAATACTTAAACGATATGTGGGAACAAGAAGTAAAATTTATCAAACCAATGTACTTGCACGATGAAGTAAGCGATCTAGGTGAAAAGCTCATGCAAGAATTACAAGTGCCTATTGCAGAAAATCCTTTAGATGCACAGCAAAGTAAGTTCTTTAAAACAGTTTATCAAAATCCTAGTCGCAACCCTAACCAACAATTTGTAATTGATCCAGAATGAGTAATGAAAAAAGAATTGAGGTACTTGAACAAAAGCGCAAACAGATTAATTCTGTAAGTTGCTCTTTCTGCACGGCTAAATGGCTTCAAACTACACTCTATTTACAAAACGGTTACAATCATAGTTGTCACCACCCTGCTCCGCATAAAATTCCTATTAGCGAAATTATGGGCAATCCACATGCACTGCATAATAGCAAGCACAAAAAGAAACAACGTGAAATGATGCTTAAAGGTGAGCGTCCTAGTGAATGCGATTATTGCTGGAACATAGAAGATTTAGATAAAAACTACTTTAGTGATAGACATTATAAAACTGCTGACTACTGGGCTTGGGATAGATTTGATGAAATAGCAACCAGTGATCCTAAAGAAAATACCTATCCTAGTTACTTAGAAGTTAGTTTTTCAAATGCGTGTAATTTTGCGTGTGCATACTGCTCTCCAGAAATTAGCAGCAAGTGGATGGAAGATATAAAGCAACACGGACAGTATCCTGTTTTGCACGGATCGCACAATTTAGATTACTTAAAAAAGACACAAAAGTTTCCTTATTTAAACAGCGAAGTAAACCCTTATGTAAAAGCATTTTGGAAATGGTTTCCAGATGCATTACCGCATTTAAAAGTATTACGATTAACAGGCGGTGAACCTACAATGAGCAAGGAAACATGGCGTTTGCTAGACATGCTTATTGAGAATCCTATGCCTGAATTGGAAGTTGCTATTAACACTAACCTTTGTGTGCCAAACAATCTTATTGATAAGTTAATTGAAAAAATTAACATGCTAAAAGATAAAGTAAAAAAGATAGATGTGTATACAAGTTTAGAAAGCGTAGGTGCGCAAGCCGAATATGCAAGAGACGGACTAGATTATAAGCAATGGATTGCTAATGTAGAACAGGTACTTGACGAAACTGAAAGTACAGTTGCAATTATGACAACAGTAAACATTTTAAGTTTGCCTAGTTTTGAAAAATTTATAGATCTTGTAATGGACTTTCGTAAAAAATATAACAAAGCATTTGAATATAATCGTATTCCGATAAGCATTAATTACTTGCGTTGGCCTCCACACTTACAGTGTACATTGCTAGACAAGGAAGATCGTTTGCTTTATGCAAATGCAATTGAATCTACTTGCGAAGGTTGGTTGAAATATCATAGTCCAGATAAGTATGCAAGATTGTATCTTGAAGAATGGGATCAAATAAAAAGATTTTGCGATTATCTACGTAATACAGATCCAGCTATAGAGCATAGAAAAGATTTTGTTGCATACATACAAGCATACGATAAAAGACGTAGAAAAAACTTTAAAAAAGTTTTTGAAGATTACAGAGAGATTATAGAGGACTGGAATGCCTAAAAAACCTGATGAAAGTTTAATCCAATACAGAGACCGAGTGATTAATTCAAAAAGTCCTAGTTTCTGCGGAGCAAAATGGTATAATGCTACTACATGGTTAGGCAGCGGCACAACCGCAAGTTGCCACCACCCTCCTGCACATAAAATTCCAGTAGAGGAAGTAGAAGCTGATTTTACAGCAATTCATAATACAAAGCATAAAAAAGAAATGCGCCGTCAGATGCAAGTCGGGCAGCGTCCAAGAGAATGTGAGTATTGCTGGAAAATGGAAGATATGGGCAAGGATGCTGTAAGTGACAGAGTTTTTAAAACAATTATATATGATGACGATGAGTTACAACGTGCTTACGATTTAAATTATACAGAAAGTGTTCATCTTAAAACATTTGAAATCGCATTTGATCGTACTTGTAATCTTGCATGTTCTTACTGCAATGCTAGTTTCAGTACTACTTGGGCAAAAGATATTAAAAAGCATGGCGAATACAAAAATCTTGTAAGTGACGGTGCAGGAGCATTCCGTCAAGATGGTAGTTGGACACAGCCTTACAAAGATGACGAAGACAATCCTTACATTCAAGCGTTTTGGAAATGGTGGGATAACGGACTAAGCAGTAGCTTAGAAGAATTGCGTATTACTGGTGGTGAACCTTTAATGAGTGGAAACACTTGGAAACTAATTGACTGGTTTGAATCGCAAAAGACAAAAATGAGATTTGCTATAAACAGTAATTTAATTGCTAAAAAAGACATTATAGACAAACTTATTAACAAGTCTCAAGGAATGCATCACTTTGAAATTTACACTAGTTGTGAAAGTGTGGGTAAGCAAGCTGAATATATTCGAGACGGTTTAGAATACGACTTATGGTTATCTAATGTTAAAAGAATACTAACAGAAGCAAATGCAAAGTTACATATTATGATGACAATAAACAGTTTATGTTTGTTTAGTATTACTGAGTTTTTAGACCAAGTGTATGAATTGAAAGAACTAACTGATAGTAAGTGGCCGACAGTAAGTTTAAACTTATTGAGATTTCCTAGTTTTCAATCTCCACTTGCATTGCCTAATCATATAAAAGATGAAATGCATAAAAAACTGTCAACATGGTATGAAGCAAATAAAGACAAAGAATTATGGCACGAGTTTGAACGTGCAAGCATAGAACGTCTTATAGACTATCTTGTAACAGTTGATGCTCCGCATCGTAGAACTAGTAATCCTATTACACTTTGGAGAGACTTTAAAACATTTTATCAGCAGTACGATATCAGAAGAAATAAAAGTTTATATGTGTTTCCTAAGTTACTTACAGACTGGGTAGAAAGCATACCAGACACCGATGTTGAAATACAAGAACTTGCAGATAAAGAAGGATGGGTACTAAAACCTGATCCTAAAAATATAGACGAACCTTTGGCAACTTATGACTAATAACGTATGTATAGCACCCTGGATACATTTACACACATGGCCTAACAACAATGTGTATCCTTGTTGTCTGACAGCAATGGAAGACACTGTTGGTAATTTAAACGATAATACCTTAGCTGAAATTTGGAACAATGAAGCAATGAAAAAATTGCGCACACAGTTCCTTAACAATGAACAACCAGAAAGTTGTAAGCGTTGTTTTATTAACGAAAAGCACGGCGGTACTAGTTTACGTAAACATATGAACGAAACGTTTGACCGTCACATGCATCTACTAGATAAAACTAATCCAGATGGCACGTTAGATGAACTAAGCATACATTACTGGGATTTTAGATTTTCTAATATCTGTAATATGCGTTGTAGAAGTTGTGGTCCACAATTGAGTACAGGCTGGTATGAAGACCAAAAAAAATTATGGGGACAACTTCCTAATGATTTACCTGACCCTGGCAAAAACATTAATATGTGGCAACAGATAGAACCGTTGTTTGATAAAGTAGAAGATATTTATTTTGCAGGAGGCGAGCCCTTGCTTATGGAAGAGCATTATCGTATACTTAATAAGTTAGACGAAATGCAAAAGTACGATACAATTATACGCTACAATACTAACTTTAGTCAGATGAAATATAAAAAATTAGATGTTTTAGAAATATGGCCAAAGTTTGATAGAGTTGTTGTAGGAGCAAGTATTGACGGATTCGGAGAACGTGCAGAATATATTCGTAAAGGTACAGACTGGAATAAAATAGTTACCAACAGAGAAAAAATGAAGCAACAAGCACCTGGTGTTGAGTTTTTTGTAAACTTTACAGCAAGTGTACAAAATGCATATCACATTGTTGACTTTTATGAATGGGCAATGGAAGCAAAGTTCATAGAAAATGCAGGAGATTTTCATATTAATATTGTGCAGCATCCTGAACACCTAAGTTTACAAATTTTACCTGACTATATGAAAAAAGAACTTACAGAAAAATATGAAGCAATAGCAGAAAAATCCAAAGCATGGGGAAATGAAAGATACAGTCATTGGTTGTCTTTAGCAAAATATATGAATGATGCTGATACTTCACATCTTATACCCGAGTTCAAAAAGAATATCGAAATGGTTGATAGAATTAGAAATGAAGATTTTGCAACTACGTTTCCAGAATTACAGGATTTAGTAAAATGATTCTTACTATTGGGTGTAGTTGGACATACGGAACAGGCGTAGAACCAGATGAAACATTTTCTGCGCATTTGCAAAATAAATTAGATACTCGTGTTATCAACGGAGGACATCCTGGTATTGATATTCCTTATGCTATTTGGAGTGCATATAGACTTTTTAATAAGTTTAAACCAGAAATTGTTTTATTCCAAGTTACTACACTTGATAGATTAACCTATAGTGTTAGCGGTAGAGATAATTTTTTAGATAATAAAACACACAGTTTAGAAGAACAGCCTATTTGGACTACAGAAGGCGAACATATTCGTGTAAGAGGCATAACTGAAGACGTTTTAGAACGTATTACACTAGGCAGTTATAAAGAAGCTCTAGTGAAAACTGATTCTAAAAGTGTTACCAATAAGTACCTATACGAACAAAATATTTTTAGTGACGTAAAAAATGATATGATACATGCTCAGTTAGATATGCTGAGAAGTTATATACTTTCTAAAGGCGCAATGATTGTATTTTATCCTTGGGTACCTTTAGGAAAAGACATACACAAAAGAAGCATTGTTAACATAAGGAAAGATGCTGTTATAAAATATTTAGATCAAGAGCATTTTATAGACAACGGATATCATATTTCTAACGAAGGACACAAGTTAGTTGCAGATGAGTATCTTTATCCGATGATAAGGAGAGCATTTGAGTAATATTTGTATAAATCCTTGGATACATGTCGAAGCTGACGCCACTGGCAGAGCAAAACCGTGCTGTCTTTATGACAGTAATAAAGCAGCAGGTCATTTTAGTACAGATTCATTATCGCAAATTTGGATTAGCGAAGAAATGACAACACTTCGTAACGAATTTCTTGCAGGTAAAAAGCCTGAAGGGTGTAAACAATGTTGGGATAATGAATCTAGAGGAATACGAAGTAAACGTCAAGCTGACAATGAACGTTTTCAACACCTTTCTAATAGGATAGGTAATAAACTAGGAGTTCCTGTTTACTTTGATTTAAAATTAGGAACAGTTTGTAATTTAAAATGCAGAATTTGTAGCAGTTTTAGTAGCTTCAAATGGGCAGAAGACGAAAAACTATTATACGGCGAAGTACTAAATCCTAATCTAAGAAGTTATTGGATTGAAGACGACAGTAGAATTTGGAGAGATCTTGCAAAAATTGTAGAACACATCGAATGGCTTGACTTTACAGGCGGCGAGCCTTTGTTAATTAAAAAACATTTTGAATTATTGGAAAAATGTGTTGAACAAGGTCATGCACATAAAATAAGTTTGCACTATAACACAAACACTACAATCAAACCTACCCAACGTATGCTAGACATTTGGAAAGAATTTAAATGGGTAGAACTTATGTTTAGTGTAGACGGAGTCGGAAGTCATTTTGAATACCAGAGACATCCAGCTGTATGGAAAGAAGCAGAAGAAAACTTGCGTTTTGTAAATGAACACAAGTTTTTACACACAAGTATTTGTCATACTGTTAATATTTTTAATTTATTATATCTGCCTGAGTTTGAAGAGTGGTTTAATACCTTAGATTTGCTAGAAGACAGATTATTTTTAAATGCATTACACAGTCCAGCTCATTATAACGTTCAAGCAATACCAGAATATGCACATGAAGCTGTAAAGAAAAAGTTAACCAAAGAAAAATACCAACCTTTTGTAACACAAATGTCTAATTATAACGGCTCGATAGAAAATTTCTTTAAATATACGCATATATTAGACAAACATAGAAAAGAGAGCTTTCAACAAGTGTTTCCTGAGCTCGATGCATTATTAAGAGGAGGATACTAGTGTCTACACAAGGTCAAGATTTTTTTGATGAAACATGGTTTGACGATCACGTTGTAATTTTGTTTGATGCACCTATGGAAAGTCTAGAGTGGGATCTTAAATTTAGTGAAGATGAACTACAAGAATGGATGCTTTCTAATCCTAGCGGAGATAAGCACATTGCTCAGAGTGTAGTTGAAGACTTTTCTGTAAGATCATTGATTACGCCTATGGGCGGAGAAAATAAAGTTGTACATCATTTTGAAAAAATTATGTGGCTTGTACAAAGTTACTGTCGTGGAGGCTGGGCAAATCCTGTTAAAGCAGTAAATCATATGGACAATGGCAAATATCTAGTTCATCCAGGAACTAACAGATGTGTAGCAGGTAAGTTTTTAGGATGTAAAGTAATGCCTTTGATGCTTTCTGTACACAAAGGACAAAAAACATATAAAGAATTAGAAGAGATTGGTGTTGCTATAGAAAGTGAACAAGATTTAAGAAAATGTCTTTGGAGCAAGTACGATATTGTATTTCGTACCGAAATTGAAGAAAAACTTTATGTAAACGGTGAATTCACAGGTGAGATGACCAAAGATTTTACATATGAATTTTTGGGTCCTGATGCTTGGCCTAGTAAAACACTACCTACAAACTACGAAGGCTTTACTCAAACTAAATTGAATCAATGGAGTGATTTAGTATTTAGAAGTTTGCCAATGGTAGTAAATAATCCAAATAACGTTAACCTACACACTGATATGTTAAACTTCCAGTTTTATGATAGAACAAAAGAGTTGTTTAATAGTTTTGAAATTTTACAAAGTAATTTACAATTATCAGAGCTACCTAAAAAATGTGCATACAGCGGATTAAGCATACATTTAGAAAAAGAATTTTTAGGTGATATATTTGAGTTATTGTTATTTGTAGATCCACAAAATGCTGTAACATGCACCAAAGACAGGAAAATTATAATAGTAAATAATGAACATCCTGCAAATCGGAATGGAATAAGTTGGGATAATCCGTTAATTATTCCAGATAGTTATGTCGACAAGTTTTAATGTACAAGATCATATTAGTTATAGGAACAAAAGATACCTCAAAGCAAACATAGGTAATCCTTTATTGCTGGGTTTAGGTGTTGTAGAAATAAATCCTACAGAATTATGCAATCGTACTTGTAGTTTTTGTCCTCGAAGTGACCCTAAAGTTTATCCTAATAGAAATTTACAAATGGATATAGGTATTGCAGAAAAAATAGTAGCAGACTTGTCTTCTGCAAATTATACCGGCGATATTCATATTACAGGCTTTGGCGAACCTACTCTTAATCCCAACATATTTGAACTAATAAAAATATTCAGCAAGTTTTACACAGAAACTATCACCAACGGAGATAGGCTCTTGTCAGGACAAATTACACACCAGCAGTTTAGTGATGCTGGACTAAGCATGTTAATTGTAGATTGCTATGATGGTGACGAACAGTATTACAAAATGCAAGACCTGTTAAAAGATTGTAAAATTAATTATAGGATACGCAATCATCATGATACTGGAGAGCCAGAATTAATTAAACAATACAACTATAACAACAGAGGCGGCCTAGTGCAAGAAGCAGAAACACTCTTTCGTCCTTGTTGGCTTCCTTTTTATAAAGCCTTTGTAGACTGGGACGGTGAAGTAAGATTGTGCTGCAATGATTGGTCAAGAAGACAAGAACCGTTCGGTAATATAAAGACTAAAAATTTTGCTGATATTTGGATGTCACAAAAATTTATCGATGTAAGAAATAAATTAAACAAGGGCGAGCGATCAAAATTAAGTGCTTGTAAAAATTGTAATACAAGTGGAACGCAAAACGGATTTGAAAGTGTAAGTTTATGGCAGAAAATTTTTTAGTGAAAGGTGAGTTTGAATGTTTAGAGTTTCCGAGATTAGCAAATGTTTTAGATTTACATTATGACGGCCCTCAGGCATTTCAAATTTGCGAACATGTTAGCGGTATTGGTGAAATAGAAAAAGTAAATGATCTTCCTTTAATAATATTCCACACAGAAGGTGATTCAAAATATATTGATATAAGTTATTTCCAGCAACAAGGAACTGTGATACATTGTAATGCTAAGATTAGCAAAGGAAAGTTTTTCAATTATTGGGCATATGACTATCTTACACATATAAAAACAAAAGGAGTAAAAACAAATAATACAAATACTTTTGCTCCTAAATTTTTATGTCTAAATGGTAGACCTGATTGGCATAGGTACTACACACTCCAGCGTCTTATGGATAAGAATTTATTAGAACACGGATTAGTAAGTTTTCTAAATAGATACGATCAACTTGAAAACGATGTATATTATCAAGAATTTAAAGATAGGTATCCTCATCCTACTGTTACAATAGATCATATGAGAGCAAATAAAAACAATTTAGTTTTAGATAGATCAAATAGAGAAATACACAAAAACGACAGACTACACGATTCTTGGATATATGAACAAACTAGTATTAGTTTAGTAACAGAAACTTATCCCGAAGCAGAAAGAGGACTGTTTATCACAGAGAAAACATGGAAGCCTATTGCTAATTGTCATCTAGCAATATATATTGGACAGCCTGATACGCTACAGTTTTTACGTGCATCAGGATTTGACACATTTGACGATATCTTAGATAACACGTATGATACAATTAAAGATGATTTATCACGTTTTGAAGCAGCATACGATTCGTTAAGTAAATATCTTGCTAGTATAGACAACATAGACAAAGAAAAAATACAAAAACGTTTATCAGCTAACCAAGAAAAGTATTTGAATATGAGCATAGATCACGGGCAGGTTAACACATGGGTTTAAAAAAGTTTTATATATTCGGTGGTTGTAGTTTTACAGACATGCCCGGTAGTTGGGCAAGAGTGATCCAAGAAGAAGTACTAGGAAAGACCCCTTCGCGTAATGTAAGTAAGAGTGGATCTGGAAATAGATTTATAGCAAACGCTGTTATAGACTGTGCATTGAAAGCTGAACGAGAAGGGTATATACCTGACATATCAGTTATGTGGAGTGCGCCTAGTAGAGTAGAGTTTCCAATACACGAAAAAGACACACCTTTTGCAAGTCAGTTGTTTAACAGAAACAAACTAGCTGATAATGATTTCAATCCTGGATTGTTTTGTACAGAATCTGCACTAGGAGAGTTTCAACGTATAACAGAAAACTATTGGTTGCTAAACGGCGGAATAGTAAGCGAAAAAACAAAGTGGAGCGATATAGAAGGAATTGATTTACAGTATGTTGATGCATTTAGATCCTATATGCATTATTTTTGGAATCAAAATAATATGTGGCAACAGACTTTAACAAATATTCTTCTTGTGCAACAGATGTGTGAATTAAAAGGTTGGGATTATAGATTTACAACATTTAGGGCATATGTAAAAGAATATAAAACATGGTGCGCTAACCAATTTGTAACCTTACAAGATGAAATTAATTGGAAAAAGTTTTTATTTACAAATATCGAAGATGGCGGCTTGCGTGAATATACTTTAGATAATCTTAATACTTGGGATGACGGCTATGATAATCATCCAAGTCACGAAGCTCACAAAGACTTTGTATACAATTTTTGGTTGCTTCATCATAAAGGAGTATACACATGCTAACACTTTACTATCAAAGTGGAATGGATAAAGGAAAGTGGATACCTAATAGTGTTCCTAGAGAACTTAGAACTAGGGCCGCAGTAAAACAAAACTTATTTAAAAGTGTTAAGCCAAAATTTATTACAGAAATATGCGACTACCTTGATATTGAATATAAAAGGGTTACTCCAGACACTTGGGCGGGAGAGCCTGCATTTTATCATGTAGAAATTGATTGGATAGATCAAGCATTTGTTTATAGAAATGTTTTTGAACACATTGATGAGCAGCCTTTGAATTTACTAAGAAGCCTAGATAGTAAATTAAAATTATTACTTTGGTTTCCTAATGAAGGATTTACACTTAACATGCCAAGGTTTATAGATATAATAGACTTTTGTTTAAAAGACTTAGGTATACCTGGACATAAAGTTTTCTTAGTATTTGGTGATATAAACATAGAAAAGAACTTTAGGTATTGGCGCAAAGCAAAAGGATTACGGGAAATAAGTGTTTACGGCATGGATAGTTTTGAAGCTACCTATAACTATGAAATTACTCAAATGGATAGGCAGCCGTTAGACGAACAAACATTTTTAAATTTTGACGAACCTAAGCGTAAACGTTTTATTTTTAAAAATGCAAATCCTAGATCACAAAGAGTGTTTTTTGCTGCTGAGTTTTACAAAAGAGATTTGTTACAATATAGTTATTATAGTTGGTTAAACAGATATTACGAACCTCACCTTGGTAGATTTGCAAAAGAGTCTATGTATAAAGACATTAGGAAATATTGTTTTAATGATGATCATCATGCTAGTTTAGAACAACCTTTGGATAAATTTTTAGAAGGTGCTCCTTATATTATAGATTATGATGGATATGAAATTGAACACGGTTTTAATCAACGTGCATTGATTAATAAACAGTACTTACATACTGATTTTTCTTTTGTTACAGAAACAACATATGAACCTGCTGGTGATGAAGACGTTCTTTTTATAACTGAAAAAATATATCAACCTATTGTAAACTTTCATCCTTTTTTAGTAGCAAGTCAAATTAATACACTTTCATTCTTACGAAAGTATGGGTACGTTACTTTTCCAGAGTTGTTTGACGAAACATACGACGAAGTTGAAGACATAAAAGTTAGAAGTAAACTATTAATAAGAAATGTTGAAAATATAATAAACGGCGAAAAAGATAAAATATTAGGAAGCCAGTATATCAAAGACAAGTGTGTTTATAATAGAAACATATTTTTTGAAAACAAAGGTAAACAAAAATGGCTTGATGTTATAAAATGGTTGGAGACTACACATGCATTATGATAAAGGATTTGATGCTACAACTATTATAGGTGTTCATGATTTAACAATCAAAGAAATGTTAAAAGCAAAATGTAAACCAGGGACTTCATTTATTAATTCTACTTGGATAGAAAGAGATGACGATCTTAAAGCATTACTAGCATCTAATCCTGAAAAGATTGTTTGTTACAGTGGACCTGATTGGGAAAACAGGGTCTGTAGATCAAAAGCAAACGATGCAATAGGAAGTCATCCTAATGTAGTACGTTTCGGTAATTATGATGGTGATCATTATTTTAGTTTTTGGTTAGACTTTGTATACGAACATTGGGACAAATACAATAACCCGGATTGTTTTGATATGGTCAATAATGATATCAAAAAAGTTTACATGTGTTTAAATCGAAAACCGCACATGCATAGAGTAGAACTAATAAAACATTTAAGCGATAAAAATTTATTAGACTACGGATATATAAGTTTAGGAAAATTTGATAATCCTTGGGACTACAAAGGATTACCTGTACCTATTACATTACCTGTAGATGTAAAAAATGAAGAAGGTGATCATGCAGTAGCAGGAACCGCAGGCGGAATTACAAATGATATTACAAGTCTAGGACTTCGCAGTAATTGGAATTCTCACTTTCTCAACATTGTAAGCGAAACTACGATACATACAAATGTGTTCTTGAGCGAGAAGATTTTTAAACCTATTATCGGCTTGCGTCCTTTTGTTGTACTTGGTGATAATAACGTATATAAAATACTACACAGTTGGGGCATTGATACGTTTGATGATTTATTCGGAAAAGGATACGAGCATCAGTGGCATACAGATAGGATTAAATGGATTGGAAATATTATTCAAAACTACAAGCAAAAAAAAGATTTGAAAGAACTATTGATAAGCCTTAAACCTAGATTAGAACACAATAAAAAAATGTTGCTAAGAGCAGCAAAGAAGAATAGAAAGTTTTTGGAAGAGGTTAAGTTTTAATGAAAGTTGCATTTATCGGATTAGGAAAGTTAGGATTACCTTGCGCAGAAGTAATTGCAGAAAAAGGTCATATGGTTAACGGTTATGATATAGAAAAGCGCAAAACTAACCGTGTACTACAGTTTCCTACTATAGAAGGAGCAGTACAAGGTTGCGACATTGTTTTTGTTGCAGTGCCTACACCTCATGATCCTGCGTATGACGGAAGAGCCCCGACTGCACATTTAGAACCTAAAGATTTCTCTTATGATACTGTAAAGGAAGTATTGGCAGAAGCAAACAGGAATATGAATAAAGATCAGTTACTGGTTCTGATTAGCACAGTATTGCCGGGTACTACTCGTAGAGAATTTATCGATCTTGTTACTAGACCGAGATTTGTTTATAACCCTTATCTTATTGCAATGGGCAGTGTTGCTTGGGATATGGTTAATCCTGAAATGGTAATGATAGGTACTGAAGACGGTACTGAGACAGGTGACGCAAAAGAACTTGTAGACTTTTATAAAACTATAATGGAAAACGATCCACGCTATGTAATTGGTACTTGGGACGAATGTGAATGTATCAAAGTATTTTACAATACATTTATTAGCACTAAGATAGGTCTTGTTAATATGATACAAGATGTTGCACAAAAGCAAGGCAACATAAATGTTGATATTGTTACAGGTGCCTTACGTGATAGCACACAACGTATTATGGGTCCAAGTTATATGAAAGCAGGTATGGGAGATGGCGGAGCATGTCATCCACGTGATAATATTGCACTGCGTTACATGGCAGATAAGTTACATTTAGGATATGATATATTTGATAGTGTAATGAACGCAAGAGAAATACAAGCAAAAAACATGGCGATTGAAATATTAAAGTACGGTAACAAAATACAATTTAGCAGCGACAGTTACAAACCGGGAGTAGAATACATAGACGGTAGTTACAGTTTACTTGTACAACACTACGTTAAAGAACTGGGCGGCTGGGTTGTTAACGAAAATCCAAGTGTATTTGTACTAGTACACGATGGCGACGAAGTACCAGAAAACGTTACAGTGTTTGATCCTTGGAGATCTTACACAGGTAAAAACAAGTGTATTCATTACGGAAACACTAGACAAAACTAAAAAAGTGTTGTATAATAAAGCATGTATGATATTTTTTATCAACTTAACGAAAAGAACCAAGAGCAGTATGAAACTTTAAAAGCAAAGTTTCCTACAGTGAAAAAGTGTGGCGATTTTAAAGAAGCTCAAAAGAAAGCATTTACAAAATTCTTTTGGTACATACCTGACGATGTTGTAGTGCTTGATGAGTTTGACTTTGATTATGTTCCTGATGCTTGGAGTGGAGAGTATGTACATCTTTTCAAGAATGCAGAACACTATGACGGCATAAACTTATTTCCAAAAAGATTAGAAATTAGAGACAAAGAATTACAGCATAGATTTTATGTTAGTAAAAAAGAAATTGATATTGTTGCTAGTGTTCCAAAACAATATGATTTGTTTTATGCTGACACATTTGAAGAATACGAAAAAGCATTTGATTCTACAACTACAGAGCTATTTTGGATAGTCAGTCATAACCTAAAACTAAAAGAAGATTTTGATTTAGGATTTTATTTTAGCCACCACAACAGTTATGACAGGAGAGAGAATCATGCGTTTATACATGATGTTGATGGCAGGGAATTATACAACGGCGTATTCCTATGTTCAGTCCACAAGAAGCTCAACAAAAAAGAAATAGATTACAAGTTTATTGTAAATCGTAAGGAGTGGGAACTTATTGCAAGTGGTCCTTGCGAATACGAAAAGTTTGAAGTATCGTCTTATGTAGATTATTTAAAAGCACTCAAAATGAGCAAAACAGAAATGTTTTGGATGATACCTGATAGTGTTGTCGTAGAAAAGTCATTTAAGTTTGATATGTATTTTTCACATGACAACGAATATGATAGGAAGATAAATCATGTGTTTTTAAATGGTGACCACTTTGATGGTATAGTATTGTGTAGTAAATCTAATCCTATATCGCAAAAAGAGTTTGATTACAAATTTGTTACACAGCGTAAAGAACATGCTACAGTTGCTAGTCAGCCGAAAGTAAAAGATTATGACATTGTGTTTATAAGTTATAATGAACCAAACGCTGATGAAAACTGGGAAGATCTAAAAGAAAGATTTCCAAGAGCAAAACGAGTACACGGAGTTAAAGGTATTCACCAAGCACACATTGAAGCAGCAAAGTTGTGCGACACACCTTTGTTTTTTGTAGTAGACGGTGATGCAAAAATTGTTGACAGTTTTGATTTTAGATATAAAGGACAAGAAGGATTTGTTCATGTATGGAGAAGTATTAATCCAGTAAACGATTTAGTTTACGGATATGGTGGTGTAAAATTATTACCTAGAGAACTTACTCTTAATATGGATATTAGTAAACCTGATATGACTACAAGTATTAGTGATAAATTTAAAGCAGTACCAGAAATTAGTAACATTACAGCCTTTAATACAGATCCGTTTAACACCTGGAAAAGTGCATTTAGAGAATGTGCAAAACTAAGCAGCAAAGTAATTGATAGACAAAAGTCGGGAGAAACAGATGAAAGACTTAAAACGTGGACGACTGTTGGAGGAGATCGAGAGTTTGGTGAATATGCGCTTCGAGGTGCTCGTGCTGGTATGGGCTTTGGCCTTTCTAGCGGGGCTGACCTTCGGTTAATAAACGATTTTGATTGGCTACAGGAGAAGTTTGATGCTGAAACCACATGAACTATTAGATAGATTTGAACTACTGTATCCAACAGTTAGCAATTTTAGTGACTTGCGCAGGTCTTATATTGACAAAGACTTGCATAGTATTTTTAGGTTGCTTGATCCTAAGATATGGGATAATACTTTAAGTGAACAATACATAACAGATTTACGGAAATTTTTACTAGAAGATAATATTTGGAAAATGTGGCCTTTACTAGAAATAATGGAACCAGGCAGTTTTAGTAAAGCATTTAAAAGTTTATTTGTAAATAAAATAGAATTTGACAAAGATTGTTTTAGTAGAGGACAGTTACAAAGTAAAATTTGGCTTGTAAAAACTTTACAA